TTATATTTCCAGGACAGCCAAGGAGAATTCTGCAAAAAAGCTAAGCATCGATGTCGTATGGAAAATCGCTCGTTTGTTTGAAGTTGACATCAGACACCTACTGGAAAAGGATTTGCAGATTCCAGATTCCAATTCTGACCTTGCAGCCAAATTCCTTGAAAAAGTCTACCGAGATACTGAGTCTGGTCTTGTTGAATGGCAGTGCAATGGCGGAGTCATAGCAGCACTCGATGATAGCTTTTCTGGATCTGGTCTTGTCACTTACGAAAAGGACAAGCCGTACTATCACTCTATGTATTTGAACCGAGATGCTCGTTTCGTGCTTGCGGATGATATCTTCGCCTGCGAGAATATTGCTCTTGAGGCGGAAGTACTAATCGTTCCGTTTTACCTTGAAAATTCGGGTGAGCAAGCCATGCAGTATGAATTCATCTTCCGACACTCCATCGATGATGAAAACGACCCCAAATATGGGTCCTACTATTTTACTCGCATGTTTACGACAGCTGATGACCCCTTCTCCCATCTGGACAGTCCTGCAGGCAGATTGTATAAGTTGCTCAAGGATCGTGAATACGATACAAGAATGTCGTCGGGGGCCAAAGCAGTCATCACCAGCTATCTGAAGTCTGGACTGAAGTAATCGGAGGTACCTATATATGGAAGAAAACATTGTTTCCAAGCCTCACCTCATCAAAACCCCCGTTCACAAAATTCCTATCGGGGAGCCCGTTAAAAATCCAGACGGGCACTACAGCATTCGGATTAAGAAGCCGAAAGGAAACGAATACGAGGAGCTATCCCTTGATCATCTGATTTCGATGGTGGTAATGGAAGCAGGCTCCCATCCTAAAACAAAGCAGGTTCCTCATTTAGAGGGAGCCGCTTCCACCTAGTAATTTAATAGGCTCAAGACGAGCGAAACCAGTGTGAGTTTGGCCGACACGAGCATCTTACGGATACCATATCCGTGGATGTTTGTGTCGGCTATTTTATTTTTCACGAAAGGAGGTATTTGTCTATGACCCAAGTCAAGGATCTAAACCGAAAGCGAGTATGCGATATCAGCGATGATGGAAAGAGTGCCTACATCCGCCGTGGAGACTGCATAACCAAGATTACCGCCGACACGGACGGCAATCTTAAGGTCACCTACGAAAAGTCCATCAAAGCATCATAATCCAACAATCACTAACAACGATCCGCCAGAACGCAAGACGGCAGTGCGGGATCTGAGTTCTCTCTTATGGGAGAAGCAGGTCTCACCCTGCCGTCTTTTCTGTTTCCAGCGGATTTTGCAGCTCTGGACGGATTCATCGGATCTGAAAGGAGCTACATATGAAAATCAAATACGCATTCTTGGACGGAACAGTGACGGAGGTCGAGGTTTCTGACGAAATCGGTGCCGTCATCATCGACAGCCGTAAGGCGGAGCACGCGCAGGACGAGCGTCATCGCTACCATTGCTACTCCTACGACGCCATCGACTACGAGGGCGAGGAGTACGGTGCTTGCGACGAATATGCCGTAGAGGATGATTCGGCAGAACAGACCGCTCGTATCCGAGAAGCCTTCTCGCATTTGACTGCCACCCAGCAGCGCCGGCTTCGACTGTACGCAAACGGCAAGACCCTGCGGGAAATCGCTGCCATCGAAGAGGCCAGCTTTCAGTCTGTTTCCGTGTCCATCGAGGCAGGCAGAAAAAAGTTTTTGAAAATTTTCCGCCAGACACCCTGACAAATCCCCGATTTTTCTGGGTACACCGGAAGGCAACAAAATACAAGCCCTCCGGAAAGGACGGTAACCCCGTATGAGACACAACTTGAATATCCGTGTTTCAGACAAGCCCAGAAACGGCGGCGTAGTTGCTTGCAGAACGGTCAGCATCCGCGAGAAACTCTTCACCTTGCTTCTGGGTCCCAAGCAGAAGGTCATGGTCGTGGTTCCCGGCAACTCGGTCGAGTCCATTGCCATCACCGAAGTTCCGATGGGAGGTGGCACACATGAGTAAGGTCAAGCTCCTGCTCGATGTGGTCGAGGATCTTCGCTCCCTGGCGGACAGCGTTCAGGCTGTGGCAGATGCCATGCTGCAGAATGAGCCGACTGTCGATGCAGAGGCGAAGACGCCTGCACCCGCTCCCAAGAAGGAACTGACGCTGGAAGAAGTCCGAGCAGTCCTCGGTGAAAAGAGCCGAGCCGGATTCACGACCGAGATCCAGGCGCTCCTTAAAAAGTACGGTGCTCCGAAGCTCTCCGGCATCGACCCCAAGCACTACGAGGCACTGCTCAAGGATGTGGAGGTGCTGAAGGATGCCCCCTAATCGTCACGCAATCCTCTCGGCCTCTTCCTCCCACCGCTGGCTCCACTGCAATCCATCCGCAAGGTTGGAATTGGAGTTTGAGGACAGAGAAACGGAAGCCGCAGCTGAAGGCACAGCCGCTCATGCGCTGGCAGAACACAAGCTCCGTAAGGCACTGAAGATGCGCTCCACCCGCCCTGTCAGCAAGTACGATTCCGATGAAATGGAGATGTACACGGACAGTTACCTGGAGTTCGTTCTGGAAGCCATCGAGGAAGCCCGGCAGGACTGCCCGGACCCCAAGGTGCTCATTGAGCAGCGGCTGGACTTCTCCTGCTATGTGCCGGACGGCTTCGGCACCGGCGACTGCCTCATCGTGGCAGACAAGCTCCTCCACATTATCGATCTGAAGTACGGCCAGGGCGTGTTGGTGAATGCCGAGGAAAATCCGCAGATGATGCTGTATGCGCTCGGCGCACTCCGTATCTTCGATTGTCTCTACGACATTGAGACAGTTTCTATGACCATCTACCAGCCGCGCCGAGAGAATGTCAGCACCTGGGTCATTTCCGTTGCCGAGCTTCGTGATTGGGCGGAAAAGACACTGAAACCCAAGGCCGAGCTTGCCTTCAAAGGCGAAGGTGAATACCGCCCCGGAAGCTGGTGCCAATTCTGCAAGGCGGCGGTCAAGTGCCGAGCCAGAGCTGATGCCAAGCTCCAACTTGCCAAATACGAATTTGCCCAGCCGCCTCTGCTTTCCGATGCGGAGATCGGCGACATTCTCGGCAAGCTGGACGACCTCACCAAATGGGCAAATGAGCTCATGGCCTACGCCCAGGACGCAGCGGTCAACCACGGAAAGCAGTGGCCCGGCTACAAGCTGGTGGAGAGCCGCACCAATCGCAAGTACACCGACGAGGATGCCGTTGTCGCTGCTGCCCGTGCGGCCGGGTATACCGACATCTTCAAGAAGTCCCTCATTCCCATCACCGAGATGGAGAAGCTCATGGGCAAAAAGGCCTTTGCCGAGGTGCTCGGCGATCTGGTCGTCAAGCCCAAAGGAAAGCCGACGCTCGTTCCCGCATCCGACCGGCGTCCGGCTATTACGACCACGGGTGCAAAACAAGACTTTACCGACTATAAAGGAGAACTGTAATTATGGCTAACAAGATGAATTCGACCAAAGTTGTGACCGGCGTTGTCCGCCTGTCCTACGCAAACGTGTGGGAGCCTGCCTCTATTAACGGCAGCAACCCCAAGTATTCCGTGTCCCTCATTATTCCGAAATCCGACAAGCAGACCCTCGACGCCATCAACGCCGCCGTGGACGCTGCCATCAAGGAGGGCGTCGCCAAGTTCGGCGGGAAGATCCCCAACAAGGCGGCTCTGAAGCTCCCGCTCCGTGACGGCGATACCGAGCGTGACGATGAAGCCTACAAGAACAGCTTCTTCATAGACGCCAACAGCACCACCGCGCCCCAGATCGTGGACCGCAGCGTCCAGCCGATCCTTGACCGCTCCGAGGTGTATTCCGGCTGCTACGCCAGAGTGTCCGTCAACTTCTACGCCTTCAATTCCAACGGTAACCGCGGCATCGCCTGTGGTCTTGGCAACATCCAGAAGGTTCGTGACGGTGAGCCTCTCGGTGGCAAGTCCTCTGCGGCTGACGATTTCGCCACCGACCTGGACGACGACTTCCTGTCCTGAGAAAGGAGTGCAACACAATGGAACTGATTCAGAACATCCTGGTAACCGCCCTCCTTGGCATCTGGGCCTGCCTCAGCATCGGCTTCTTCGTTTGGTTGGTGCAGGGCATCAGCAATGACCACAAGCGTGAAAAGCGTGAGAAGGAACAGGCTTCCCGTGACCTGGAATACCACGAGAAGCGCATGAAGGAATTCAAGTAACCCCAGACGGCTCTGTGGGTGGCAGAAATTGACCTCTGCCACCCATATTCCGTAGGAAGGAATGCGTATGAAAACACTTAGCATCGATATCGAGACCTTCTCCTCCGAAAACCTCACCAAATGCGGCGTGTACCGCTATGCCGAAGCCCCAGACTTTGAGGTGCTGCTCTTCGGCTACTCCGCAGACGGTGCTCCGGTGAAAGTCGTGGATCTGGCTGCCGGAGAAACGATTCCTGCTGATGTCCGCTCTGCGCTGACCGACCCTGCCGTGACCAAATGGGCATTCAATGCACAATTCGAGCGCGTGTGTC